GTTAAAAAAGGATTTTTACAACGCTAACAAAGATAAGATAAGCAGGTCTATGTTCCCAGATGAATTACGGGATTTACATGATACCTTAGAGAAAGGTCATAAAAGATATGAAAGAGACCTAACCATACTTGAACTGCGTGAGCTATATAGAATAGATAATCCTACTGCAACACGTGCAAAGAGAGAGATTGTGTCTGATATGCTTGATGACATCGGCGCTCTGCCTCACATAGGAGAAGATGTAGCCACAGATGTGGTTAGCACATTATGGCAACAAGAGGTGGGGCGCCGAATAGCTGACTTGGCTTTGTCTATTATGGAGGGCTCAACTGATAAACTGCTTGACATAAAAAGTATTGTAGAAAAGTCGCAAGAAGGTTTTGTGCCTAAAGATGACTATGAAGAGATACCTACTGACTTAGATACTTTGTTAGAGTTTGAGCAGAATGAAAGCTGTTGGGAGTTTAACATACCTAGTCTACATAAGCATGTTCGTGGTGGTAAGGCAGGTGAATTTATGATTGCTTTCGCTAGACCAGAGGTCGGCAAGACTGCTTTCTATGTATCCCTTGCGGCATCACCGGGTGGATTCTGTTCACAAGGTGCCAATGTTCACATTATAACTAACGAAGAACCTGCTCGTCGTACTATGGTTCGTTCTGTGTGTTCATACACTGGCTACACTCATGATGAATTGTACCAAAACAAGTCTCACGCTCGTTCACAATTTTTACAAATCGCACCTAACATAACTATGGTCGATAGAGTGGACGCATCTATTGAGTGGTTAAATGTTTATTGTGAGCATAAGAAGCCTGACATTTTAATTATTGACCAGTTAGACAAAGTAAATGTTAATGGTAACTTTGCTAGAACAGATGAAAAGCTTCGTAGCATATACACAAAGTTTAGAGAGATATGTAAAAGGCACAAGCTTTTTGGTATTGGTATTAGTCAAGCATCTGCTGATGCAGAGGAGCGCACACACGTAACTTATGCTATGATGGAGAACAGTAAGACGGGTAAAGCTGCAGAAGCTGACCTAATCATAGGCATCGGTAAAAATGACATCACTAACAATGATGACACACGTAGATATTTGACTATATCTAAAAATAAGTTAAGTGGATTTCATGGTAATATAGTTTGCAATCTTGATACAAAAAGGAATAGATATACAGTATGATTACAACATTAGATGTGGAAACTACCTTCCACGTAGGCGAGACTAAGCGTACAGACCCGACGCCGTTTCACCCCAATAACAGATTAGTTTCTGTGCAATATAACACTTGTCAAGACTTAGAGCCTAAGTTTGTCTGGTTTTATCATGAGAAAAAGAAACCAGACTTACCTGTGGCTCATTCACAAGTTCAACAAATATTAAATAACACCACACTACTTGTGGGGCACAACATAAAATTTGACTTGGTTTGGTTGTGGGAGAGTGGATTTAGTTACAGTGGTAGAGTTTATGACACTATGATTGGCGAATATTTACTTTTGAAGGGACAGAAGTATAGTCTTAGCTTGCATGACTCTTGTATCAGAAGAAAGGTTAGCTTGAAAAAGTCTGACTTGACAAAAGATTACTTGACAAGAGGTGTAGGATTCGACCGCATGCCTTGTGAAATTGTAGAAGAGTATGGTGTTGCTGACATAGTTTCTACTAGAGAGCTGTATGAGCATCAGCAAAAACTCTTTAAAAACAGTGTGATGGAGAAGCATCTTAAACTAATGAATGGCTTCCTGTTCACATTAGCGACAATCGAACGCAACGGCATAAAGATTGACTTGCAAGCTTTGCAGGATGTGAAGCAAGCATATCGTAAAGAAAAGCTTGAGCTCGAACGCACTATGCACGAGATTATGCGTGAAGTTATGGGTGACACACCAGTAAACTTTGCTTCACCGGAGCAAATTAGTCAGATGATTTACTCTCGTAAGGTAAAAAACAAGAAAAACTGGGCAGAAATGTTTAATATTGGTTTAAATGAGAAAGGTAAGCCACTTCCTAGACCAAGAATGTCAGTTGGAGCCTTTGTTAAAGTAATAAAAAGCATGACAGAGCGTGTTCACAAGACAACTGCACTACACTGCAACACTTGCTCCGGCAAAGGTAAGTTTTTTAAGCGTAAAAAGAACGGACAACCGTGGAAAAAAGAGTCAAAGTGTAGAATTTGCAAAGGTGCAGGCTATCTTTTGAAGAAACACGCTGCAGTTGCAGGGCTCACAATGAACCCAAGAGACGTTAGAGATGTATCTGCTAACGGATTTGCTACAGATAAGGTTACTTTGATGCGTCTTTTAGATGATGCTAAGGCTAAAGGTAATGAGGTTGCAGAGAAGTTCTTGCGCTGTTCTATTCGGCTCAATGCTGTTGATGTGTATTTATCTAGTTTTGTTGGTGGTATTGAGAGGAATGTCAAGCCAAATGCTATATTGCACCCAAAATATAATCAGTGTGTGACTAGAACAACACGCTTATCTTCCTCTGACCCCAACTTTCAGAATCAGCCACGTGGAAATACGTTTCCTGTCCGTGCTGTTGTTGTGTCTAGGTTTGAAGGCGGTAAAATATTGCAGGCTGACTATTCACAACTAGAATTTAGGGTAGCTGCTCAGCTATCTGGTGATGAAGTTATGAAAAAAGATATATTAGATGGCAGTGATGTGCATAGGTACACAGCTTCTATAATATTTGACAAGGACGAAAAAGATGTTACAAAAGATGAAAGGACTATGGCAAAAGCGCATACGTTTAAACCGTTATATGGTGGCACACACGGAACACCCAATGAGATGGCTTATTACAAAGATTTCATGGATAAGTATCCAAAACTTGCAAAATGGCATGCGGATTTACAAGCTGAGGCTATATCTGAAGGCTCTGTTACTTTGTATACGGGTCAACAATTTGCTTTTCCGGGCACTGAACGGCTTGCGAGTGGCTCAGCCAGTAACGCACCCGCTATTAAAAATTATCCCGTTCAAGGTTTGGCAGGTGGTTGCATTATGCCGCTCGCTCTCATTCGATTACAAAGTGCGTTTAGCAAAAAAGGAATTAAGTCTCTTATTATCAATACTGTACACGACTCGGTGGTAATCGACGTGTATCCCGGCGAGGAAGATATTGTATCTAAACTCGCTCACAGAGCTATGTCGGATGTAACTAGCACTTTTGAGAGTTATTACGATGTAAAATGGGATGTTCCATTTGGTGTAGATTTGGAAATGGGATATAATTGGTTAGAAATGGAAAATATTTATTTGACTTAGCAAATGAAATGTTCTATAAATAACAAATCTAAAATTGAAAGGAGGTCTATATGACCACATTACCAACAGTAAATAGTGAAATCGGTTTTGACAAAATAGCTGAGGTTATAGGGCAAGATACCCCTGCAGTCTCATCTGTTGGTCACACCATATTAAAAATAAATAGAGACATTGAAGATGACGATGGCAGGTCTATTCCGCCCGGAAGTTGGTCTACTACGCATGAAGGCACAACCGTTTATGCAAAAAAAGCTAGCTTTCAGTTATTTCTTCAGCGTTATCAATATCTTCAGTACGACCCGAAGATTAACGAGTTAGTCAACAAGTCTTGTATGGCTAAAAATCTGTACCCACAGACAGAGATACCTGATATGCTAGGTGGTATGCGCTGTGGCTACGTACCTAAATCCAAGAGGGACACACTTACTGCTGATGACTTGTATAAGCAACAGCAGATTAGCCCATTCCGTATGCTTTACGGTAAAATGTTCTTTGAGGATGCAGTGAATTCAGATGGCGAGAGCGTCGAGGTAGGGGGGCTTCCCGTCGTCTGGAGAGCGAGAGGGGCTAACTTTATGCCTATCTCGGATGTGTTAGACAGCTTGTCAGCACAGAAAAAACCTTTCTTGTTTTACAAGTTACGGGCAGACTTGGCAAAACATAAGAAGGGCAGTAATGTCTACTACGTGGCAGGCTTCTCCGTTGACTCTGGTCCGATTGAGTTTACCAGTGAGGACCAAGAGTTATTGAGCCACTTTGTGGATTATGTAGCGAGTGAGAATAGTTACATTATGTCAGAGCACAATAAATGTCTTCAAAAGACAGATAAAGTGATTGATGCCGATGCAACTATTGACGATTTGGACGATGATTTGTCGGCGGTTATCTGATGAACAAACATCAAGCTGCTTTATTTTCTTTCCTTTCTAAGGCAGCTAGTGGGGAGGCTGAAATGCCTCCTCATGTCCTAGATGAATTTGGTGAACTAGCTAAGCAAGCATTAAAAAAACAGTTCACATATAAAAAGGAACCTTTCAGATTACGAATGAGCAATGTTGGCAAACCACTGTGTCAGTTACAAATGGAAGCCATGAATGTAGAACCAGAAGCGCCCGACTACGATTTTAAAATGCGTATGATTATAGGGGATGTGCTAGAAGCAGTTATTATTGCACTGTTACAAGCATCTGGTGTGGAAATAAAAAATAAACACAAGAAAGTCTCACTAAAAGTTAATGATGATGAGATACAAGGTGAATACGATATAGAATTATCTGATGGCATCTATGACATAAAAACTGTGTCTCCTTTTGCGTTTGAGTCAAAATTTAATGCTGATGATGCTTTTGATAAAATTAATAACTCAGACTCCTTTGGCTATGTGTCACAAGGGTATGGTTATGGGCTCGCATCCAACAAGCCCTTCAAAGGTTGGATTGCAATAAATAAATCAACGGGACAGATAGCTGTAGCTGAAGCCCCACCAAATGGTAAACATAAGGAGAATACCAAAAATGAAATACAGAATGTACACAAAGCAATATCTGATGGAAGACCTTTTAAGCGGTGTTTCACCGACATTGAAGAACTTTATTACAAAAAGTCTACGGGAAACCGCACCTTGGGCATTGAGTGCCACTATTGTCCCTTCAAATCCAAGTGTTGGGACGGTTTGGAGTTCAGAAGACAACTCCCAAGTAAGGGACGAAACCCCAGATTTGTTTGGTACACCCACATCACCCAAGAATGGCGTGACATTATTAATAAAGAAGAGGGCTGATGATGACAAAATTGAAACAAAGTATTTCAAAGTCTCCAAGTTTGAAGCGCAAGACTTCATCTCGCAACTCAACCACGATATCCAGTTCCCACAAATCCAAAGCTCAGGCACGACGACAATCATCCCGGCAAAAAGTATTGTTGAAGTCCGTATCGAAGAAGATGAGCCCTCGCTCAGCCAAAGCAAAGGGAAGAAAACTACAGACATGGGTAGTAGAAAAGCTTCTTAGTGTATTCAAGAGGCTAACCTCACTAGATGTGCGCTCAACCCCTATGGGGGTAAATGGGGTTGACGTACAGCTGTCAACATCAGCTTACAGAAAGTTTCCCTATAACATAGAGTGTAAGAACACAGAAAGAATTAGAACAATATACAACTACTATGAACAAGCTATATCACACGACAACATAGAAAAAGAAGGCGAGCCGTTGTTGATTATAAAGATGAATAGACAAAAACCTTTAGTAGTTGTAGATGCAGAACATTTTATAGAGCTCGTATCATGCCAAAACAAAAAGTAATTAATTTAAAAGAAGGCGATGCCGCCCTTATAGTTCACACAAACGTGGACGGTATGGGTAGTTATGACTTAGAGATATGTTATAATTTTAGTCCCGGTTCACTACACCCAGATGAAATGACATTTTATACTTTACTATTGCATGGAGTTTTGTATTATTCTATGTATGACCCAGATACTTTAGTTAGCGCAGGGTTTGAAGATATGAAACAATTACAAGAGAAAGTGACAATACATTGACTATAAAATTTAAAGATTTTGTTAATCATCCACCACACTATACAAATGGTGATATAGAGTGTATTGATGCCATGAGAGCTTCCATGTCTCACATAGAATTTTGTGGATATTTAAAAGGTAATGTGATTAAATATTTATGGAGATATAGAGATAAGGGTAAGTCAATTCAAGATATAGACAAAGCCCTCTGGTATCTAAATAGACTAAAAGAGGAACTACAATGCCAAGAGAAGACGTCAAAGTAATCGTAAAGATAATAGCTAAGATTGATTCATCGGAATTTACACCCGACTTGGAAGAACTGCCAGTTCTTTTAGAAGAATACGTAGAGGACTTAATACATGAGGTCTCTGGTATAACAGTTAAAGACGTAACCGTAGAACAAAGATAGGAGAAGAAATGAGTAACGTACTACCAACAGATTATCAACACTTTATAGCAGTATCAAGATATGCTCGATGGCTGCCGGAAGAGAACCGTAGAGAAACATGGTTTGAAACAGTTAGCAGATACACAGATTACGTGTGTAGTAAAGCTGACATTGACACTGACACACGTGAAGAGATATGGGACGCTATATATCAATTACAAGTTATGCCGTCT